GCTGCCCTATAACCACCAGCCTCTAAATCAAGTGCAATTTTTTTATTAAATCTATTTAATGATAAATCCATACCACCGATAAAAGGTACTTTTTTAGGAACGTAAGCACCTGGAAGATATTGTGTTAGGTAATCGGAGATATTTAAAGATATCCTAGCAAAGGGGTGAAAGAAATTTACTACAGGATGTTTTAAAAAAACTTTTGAAGCTTCCCCTAAATCCATCCCCATAAACGTAAAGTTTTCACCAGAAGCATTACCATATTGTTTTGTAAGGGTTATATTTCTTGCCTCGGAGATAGCCTCGTCAAAATTATCACCGTTATTTAAATACCGCTTCATGTCCTTAGTATAATTCTTTTGTAAATTATCCATGTAGGCAGAATAGGCTTTAGGGTTCTCTTTCTGTAACTTTAAAAGATCACCGTTAACTTTTCGTTTTGCACCCAATAACATTTTCTCATAAACAATCTTTGCTTTGTAAGCCTCGTCCATAGCGTTCAAAGTTCTAAGGGGCATACTATGGACATCGGCAATGCTCTGGCCAATACCGCCTTTAAAAAACTCTTGCTGGATTTTATTAGTATCGTTTAATATTTGATCCTTAAAAAACCTCATTGCTATTTCATCGTTTGAAGGCGCATTTCCAAACGTGAATTTATGATAACCTAGCACCATCTTCTCAGCTTCGGTTAGCGACTTATAACCAACCCCATACTTCTCCCCACCAGGATCAAGCATCGATTTCCCAACAGTAAAAGAATCTTTAAAGATGGTCTTTTTTGTTTTCATCTTACCTGTTTTTTTATCGTAAAAACCGGATAAGAATTTAGAATTTTTTAAGAACTCTAACGTAGCTTCTTCGTGGGCATCCATTTGATCCATAACCTTAAGGATCTTATTAAGGGACTCAGTATCGAATTTATCCGCATTATAATAATCTGATTTTCCAGACATCTTAGCGATTATCTCCGTAAAGTCATCGTTAAGTTTGTTAAGGTGCAAGCCGCCTAAGTTTTTAGCAAGAGTACCAAAAGAAGAAAGCATATTATTATAGAAGAAAAGTTTTACATTACTTCCTAGCTTACTCTTAGCACTCCTATAAGCCATTTCTTTTAAGGCTTCATTCATAGTGAGCTTGTCTTTTTTAACTATGCTAAATAAGTCTGATATCTCACTTGAGATTCTTTTTACTTCTGCTGGGTCAGCATGGAGGATCTTTTCAAAAAACTGGGCTTGAACTTCGGGGTCACTGAAATTTAATTCTTGAAATTCTTTTTTAGCTACTTGAGTCATAATCTTAGTTCTAGGGCTTTTAGAATAAAGCCTAAGAGAAGTCCCTGCATCAGAACGCCTTTGGGTCATATTAGCGACTAATTTATTATAACCAGCTTGCTTATCTAAAAAGTTAACTAGGTGGACTTGCAATTCTTTTTTATTTCCTGGCTGAGCTTTAATCTTGTTTAAATTCTCAGCAGCTTTAGCTAACTCTTCAAACCCATTTTTTAATAGCAAGTGATCAGCGGCTACCGCTTCAGGAAAGGAAAGAAGTCCTTCCCTACTCATCTTATCTATAGCTTCAGGGTTACCGCCATAAACTTCTACAACGTCTTTAGCCCTTTTTGCCAATTCTGCATCACTGTATTTTTTAATATCATCCGTTTTATAAAATGTCTGAAGAATATTAGTTGTTTCTTTAGACGTAAATTCTGGGTTAGAGACAAGCTCCGCAAAGTCGTCGTAAGAAAAACCTTTCTTATTAAGAGTGCTTAAAAAATCAAAGTCATTTATGTCATCAGGGGTAAGGTCTTTTACAGACTTATTGTTAAAAATATTTTTGAGCTTGTTATAAGTTGTAAGGTCTGATTTTTTTAAGTCCTTTATAAACTCAACTTGATCATCAAACTTTTTTAGCTCTATATCTAAATTATGCTCTTTCTTTAAGGTCGGCATCTTTTTGCTTAACTGCTTTAAAGACTTAGTCGAATCTTTAAAGTCACCTTTCTTTAGGTCTGTAAGAAATTTCTCATTAAAAGAACCTATCTCGTCAGCATTCTTTTTAATCGCAAGTATTTCTTTCCTAAGCTGTTTTGCTTCAGGTGAATTTTTTTCTGCCTTAGATAATTTAACTTCTTTTTCTTCTATATTTTTTAATAAGTTGTTTCTAGCTTTTTCAACTAATCCAGCCATCCTTTCTTTTTTACCGATAAAGATAGCGCCTTCCTCATCTTTTAAATATTTAAAAGTAGAGTTTGTTAAGTGGTCATAGGCATCTTTTTTATAATCTTTGAAAACAAAGTCATTAAACTTTGCTTCACTAAAATCATCGCCTTTGTTAGCATATAAAAAATCTACCGCTAAACTTGGTTTCTTATTTAGCTGCTTAACTACCGTAATATCACGTATTCCTCTAATAATAGATTTAGCTTTTCTACCAGATTCAACAATGCCTTTTATAGACCCTAACGCTGTGACAGGGAGAACACCCTCTAAAGCCCCTTTCATCCTGGCTTCAAATGCGGAGTCATCTTCGTCAACGTGTAGCATACGGAGCATGGGATATAATCTTTCATGCTCATCTTTTTCGTAAAACTGGTTTAAAAGAGTACCCGAATCTTTATCAGTAAGGACTGCGCCTACAGCGGCTTCTGAAGCTAGAAGGCTCATCCCTTTGGTGATCATTCCAGCATTTTTTGTAGCGTTAAGTACTAACTTCCCCACACCAACAGGTAAAGCAAAGTGACCTAAAATTTGGCCAGATAAATTAGCTACGTCTACATCATAGCCTTTTATATTGGCCGTATACTTTCCACTAGACTTAAAGGTGTCATTAATAATTTCACTAGTTCTATCGTTAAAGTCATTTAACGATTGCGACTCAATACTAGCAGCAGCTAAACCATCCTCAACAAGTTGGGGAACCGCTGCTACAGTTCCAGCTACAGACTTTCTTATACCATTAAGAAAATCAAGAGAGATTTCTGCGGCTTGACCAACCTGTTTTATAACAGGGATATCTATATCTGCCAGCTTAGAAGCGCCTTTTAAACCTGTACCTATAGGGTCCGTCATACCACTGACAACATCTTTAGCCGTCCCTAACATGGTCTTAGGTTCTTCTGGTTTTTCAGGAGAAAACGGAGCAGGGACATTCTGATCAATATGTTCGTTTATTCTAGTAACGTATTCTACTCTCTGCGACTCTACTCTTTTTAATCTTTCTTTGTGCTCAAAATCTGTATGATTGTTATAGTAATCGACCATGCTTAGTTGGTTTGAATCATTAAGCATGGAATCTACTTCGGCACTGAGTAGTTCAGGTGAATTAGATACATTATACTCATGCGCTAGATGCTGATAGTAAGGGTTAGTTTCATTTATTTCTTCTGACATATTTAATCCCACTTATTTTTCAAACATCCCGACATTAGTATTATCTTTCTTATTATCTCTAGCGGATTGAGTTAGCGTTTTTAAATCTTCGGTGTTTTTAGGTACTCTGGAAATTAAAGGTAATGCTACTAAAACAGCCTTTATACTTTTTTCCTTCTCTTCAGTAAGTTTGCCTGTCTTATTCAATGATTCCCGAATATTTTTAATAGACGATTTTAAAGACCTTACTAGCTCAGCATTACTTGGAAGTGCTACCTGGCCAGGAGATAAGCGTGGTGTATCGTAATAAAAAATATTATTAAGGTTCTCAACAGCTTCTCTTAAAGGACCATCCGGTCTATTCATTTCACCAGGGAAAGCCTCAGTTAACGAGTCAACAACAAAAGTTTTCAGAGGTATAAATACGTTATCTATATAGATATTTTTTGCTTTGTCTCCAGCATAGTCAGGATGTTTTTTATCAAGCACATTTTCGGATTTAGACTGACCAACTTCAACGATAAGGTTTTTCATATTAGCTTGAAAGTTAATTATAATTTTACTCATTAAACCCTCTAACTTTTTAGAAGGTTCGGTCACAGGCAACAATCCTTGAGCACTTTTTTGAAACTGGGGTGTTCCTAATATATTACGTTTTATATCATGTTTTAATGTCTGATGAACGGCTTTAAAATTATTTAACGTTTGTTTAATATCACCTTGAAGGGTCTTTATATTTTTTTTGTCGCCTAATTTAATATAAGTAAGGGCTTCCCCTATATAAAGATCAGGTACCCCCGATAAACCCCAGTCTAAAACCCCTGTAAAGTCTAGTTTTTTAAGTTGTTCTCTTTTATATGCGTAATCACCATGGAAATAGCTAGGATCTTCATCCATCTTTTTTAAAATTTCATGCATAAGATGATACGATTTTTCCATCTTAGCGGTTTTAACTTCAAGCTTTGTAGCATGGTCAAATGTAGGGATATAAAGTTTGTAGCGATCCCAAAGGGTTTGTTTTATTTTATTATACTGTCCGGCTAGTTTTGCGTCATTACCTTGTAACGTAAGGCTATTTGCTTCATTCCTAAGGTCACTAATCTTAATCTCATTGTCTTTTCTAAGCTGTTCTAAATCAGAATTATCCTGCGCCCTTTTGGCCCTAGAACGTTTTTGTAAAGCATCGAATGCCTCTGCTTTAAATTCGTCCCTACCTATTTCATAAGCATCAATTAAAGGTAAAAATTTAAAAGAACGAGAACGAGGAGTATCAAGGTCATTATCATGCCATTTAGTTATTTCATCTAATTGTTTATCAAGTGTCGGAGCTTCTTCAAAATCACTTATCTTTAAATGCTTTATAGCTTTTTTACGAACTAAACTTTTAATTTTGTTTTCTAAAAGATCCGACCTAAATTTAATGTCAGGCCGTTCCTGTAACCGCGCATGAGTCTCGTTGTTAAGCTTCCAATCAGGCCCATTCCTATGCCCTTCTTCATAAACAAAATTATCTAACTGCTGTTCGATAGCATTCTCAGTAATCACATTTATTTTGGCAATGTCATTAATAGACGTTTCCTCTAGCCCACGAATAAGTTCTTCATATAGGTTTTCACGTTTAGCCTTTACAGTTTTACTAAATGTATAATTAGCTACCTTAGCTCCAAAAAGCTGCTCTTTCCCAGCGTAGTGCAGATCAATGGCATCCCTTACTTTTTGGCTATCTTTGTATATGTCACTCTCTTTGATCTCCTCATATATTGGAGTCACTGTTTCCCCAAACTGACTTAAACTAGAATCGGCTGGTATTCCAGCGTAACCATTATTAATTTTTTTCAAAGAGTTATTTATAAAAGTTTTTTCCTCTTCTTCTTTTTCCTCAGTAAATAACTTTGTGAGAGTAGGGGCTATCTTATCCGCAATGGTAGACAATACCGTAGCAGCAGCTTGTTTTTTAACAGCCGATCCAGGCATTTCAGCAGGCATATTTGAACCCATACCGCCCCTAGTATCTAGCCTTTTTCTTCGTTTAAATCTTGGTATATAAATCATTACTATTCCTTATTTCAACCCCCTGGTTGTTTAACTGGGAAAAAGACTCTTCATTTTTGAACCAGTGTAAAAACCAGAAGCCGCTCCCGATAAAGCGGAGACTGCTGTAAGCGCAGGTAACGAAGATAACTGAGAACCGATATTCCCGATCTGCCTATCAGCCGCTGCGCTTTTCATTTCACTCATAGTTCGATACTGAGCATACTGGCGCATTATACGGCCCTCTTCTTCTATCGCTTCTTCATGCGTTTCGTTTAATATCTTAATCGCACTACCTGACATCTCAATACCAGCTTTTGCAAAAGTAACCTCCTGCATTCCTAAAAGCTCAGTAGTTTCCTGTTGAAAAAGCTCTAACTCTTCATCCCTTGCTTCATCAAGGAAAACTCTTTGTTGCGCAAGATAAGCTTTCTCATCCTCAAACCCAGCTTGTTGTGCTTCTAGCATCTCCTGTTGAGATAACCCTTGCATAACCGCTGCGGCTGTAGAGGTTGCTGCTATAATATACGGCATTGCCGCTGCTGCTGCTGGTGCCATTATTTAAACCTCACATACATAAATTGATCTTCGCCTGTTTCACTATACTTTCTTAGTGTTGCTTCGTACTCAAACCCTAAAGATTTTGCCCATCTCTGACCTTCATAAAAGTCTACATCAACAAGAAATTGAAACCTATTAAAGCTACCTTTACTTATAAGTTTCTTTAAAATCGTTAGAGTGGATCTATGAAAAGTCTTGTTATATCTTTTACTAGTAATAATATCTGGTACCGCATACAGTTCGCACGTATTAGAACTTAAAAATTTACAACCTAATACACCTAATAAAATTCCTTTGCTTATAATAGATAAAAAAAGAAACTCTTTAGATTTAAAATTAGTAAGTATGCTGTCTTTACTTCCATCATAAGTATTTAAATACGCTAAATGATCGGGGTCAAATTTACATATAGTGTCAGTCATATGTAACCCCCCTGTGTACGATCGCTAACAAGTTCATAGGCATAGGCTTATCTTGTTCGACAATTATTTGGAAGAACCGTTCATAATCACCTGGAAAATCCAAAAACTTGTCGCCAGTGAACAGAGGCAGATCACTACCCATTCCGTGTCCGGCAGGCCTAAATACAATTTCTTCAAGGTTATTTTCGTTTGTAGCGATACCAAACTTTCCACCGTAGGTGCCTTGAAATCTAAGAACGATACTGTCATTACGCTTGATACTTCCTTGTGCTGAACCGAACTGAGCACCAGCTTCTAACTTCATCGTCTTAACAGTGCTTACATACTTTAACCCTGCGATAACTTCTGTAGCTGGGTCTTTAAGCATGAGATTTCCGTTCTCATCTATAATAGTCGGAGCATTGCTAGGATAAAATTCATAATGACCACTAGAAATACCAGAAGTGGTCAAACTTATATGTGTACCTGCTATGGCATTCGCATAGGACGAAGCTAATTTAAAATAATTGTCGTCCTCTCTAATAACATAATAAGTTGTGTTTTCTGTAATCCCACCTATAGCCGCATTAGCAAAAGACTTGTAATAAATCTCCGTACCAGTAACTAAATAATGAGGGATAACAGTCGAGGCATTCCCAGAATAAACAAGGTTAATCCGGTTATTTCCACCGTCAACTTTATTATAAAGAACAGTAAGGACAGAAGGAGAATACCCTTCTTGTTCATAAAACCCATCAGATAAAACTTCTACAGCTTCTTTATCTAAATGTGTAAAGCCTGGGAAAATATAGGCGTTAACAGGCGTAATTGTATGGGTACCAGACCCACCTGTAAGAGTAAGATTAATATGTGCAAAAGCATTTTTTGCAGTAGAAGCTAGGTATAGTTCGTTCGCATCTTTCTTAATTAAATAATAATCCGTACTAGTCGATAAAGCCGCAGAGGTAGCCCCATCCGTTGGCAAAGTTCCTGTTGTAGAAAGCCTAACTTTAGTACCAGTAGCTAAATTATGATCAGCGGTACACTGAGCAGCGTTTGAAGAAACTGAACCGAACGTAGTAGTTACGGTAGATATCTTTATTCTTTTAGCCGAATCACTAAAATAAGCCTGGTCATCATCGCTAGTAGAGCTATTCTTTAGCTTAGTATGGGAGAAGTCCTCGCCTATCTTTTCTAAATAATGAACAGTATTCCCTTCTACCAACCTAGATATTGAAAGGTACAAGTCATCGTGAGTACCAGTACTATTAGGAATAACAGATATCGAATTGATTCTAACAGTCGATCCACCAAATTCATGTTTATGCCAAGCCGCTGTGCCAGTGTCACTATCTAAAGTTAAACCGATTAAAGCGTTCCTAGTTGTTAGGCACCATATAATACCTTTAGAAGCTTGATACGCAAACTGAAGGATCTCTATTCCTGAACTAGCATCAGAGCTATCACCGTCAAATAAATGACTAACGATGTGTTCTGCACTAACTGAAAGGTTTCTAGATATGTAAGAGCCGTTATCATTGTTATACTTAAACTCTCTTAATAGTTTACCGTCCCTAGAAATAAAAACAGTAGAGTCCTCTATCTTTCTGGCCATGATAGGTGAAGAACCATGACTAGTCTGCGGCTTAATAACTGGAGGTGTTATCGAAGAAATAGCAGTATCACCACCAGAAACGATATACTCCGTACCAAGAGTACCAACCTCTAAATGCGTCCTAGGTGCAAGCCATGTTATCTCGTTTACTTCCTGTGAAGCAATCGTAAATTGAAAGGGGTCGGTAGCAACAGCAGACCCTTCATATTCCCCTGTATTCTCACCCCAACTATGATCGGATAATCTTTCTTCCATAAAATGAAAAAAGTTTCCGGTCATTGATCCATATAATGTATCAGGACGAGCAATAGTACCACCAAAGATAAGTCTTTGTTCAAAAACCGTAACAGCCCTAGGGTAACCACGATAATTACTAAAACTACTTTCACGCCACACATCCGAATAATATGAATAAGACCCTGAGGCTGTTCCTACATCCGTGGCCGTAATCTTAGCAACAAACTTAGGTGTTAGAACTGTGCCTGTAATCCCAGAACCATTAGGAACAGAAAGAACGGTTGTTGATCTAGCATTAGAAAGGGATGTTGCGAGTTTTATCGTATTAACATCATGTTTTATAATATAATAATCTGTGTCAGCTACCAATGGGCTAGGTAAATTTCCAGAAGCGTGTACGATATCGCCAGTAAGAAGTACATGACTTGAAGCAGTCGCAGCACTTGAACTAAACGTAACAGTTATAGCTGCTGGAAAACCGTTATAATTTGCGCGAAACTGTATCTGCGCTAAAAAAAGGAACACCTACAGCGCCCCCATCCGCAGTGTACATAGCTAAAGAAACACTTGAACCGGACCCAGATACCTGAATAAACCGATTACTATCAGTATTCGTGTCCTCATATGGAACATGCATGGCTTGTTTCGGGCCTGAAGTCCAGAAATATTCTTCCATGTTGCTTATGTAAAATTTATTAGATGCTGTTCGGGCAATAACCAACGGTCTTATTCTACCGCTATTATGAGTAACAATTAAAAGGTCTGCACTCTGGGCATAAGAAAAATTGTTAACATCAGAAGTTAGGTTTTCTAAGCCACGCCCGACCCCAAAATCATCAGAGGTATTTCCAGAGATAGGTATATCTTTGTAAGCCGCAAACCCAGAAGGGTCATCTAACGAAGTTGTAATAGTACCAGCGGTTCCTTCGGAGTCGTACACTTTAATCCGCAAAACAGTGCCAGTAGATTTTATCTCTATCGCAATATTATAAGATTCTTTTTTACTAAAGATAAAAGGGATAAGGCCCACATAACTAGTCGTAGCTGTAGGGGTAATTGTAGAAACATATCTAGACCCCATTCGCCTAGATATCCCACCCTGACGAAAAGTAGTAAAGTTCTGTAATGTATCTACACCAGTAGCATACTCTTCAAGGTCAGTCCTTCCATCCAAACGTGGATGGAGTTCACCGCTTGTAAAGGCGTTTTGTACGTGCCTATACTTCATAGTCTTGCCTCAACAAAGCTATCATCAATCAGATCAGGAGGTGTCCCTTCCTGAGCATCATAACTTCTAGCTAAAGATAAATGCGCTTGGTACTGAGTAACTAACATATTAGAAAGCGTAGTTGATTGAACTAAACTATAGGATAAATCGGCAGCTAACCGTAAAGCCAAAGCCTCTATAAAAAAGCTATCATACTCAGCAGGTGCGGTTACTCTCTTTATATACCTTGCTTTAATAGTAGCACTGTCTGTAAGAATTTTATTTCCTTCCTGCTTCCACTCGATTGTTTCATCAGATAAATCTAAAATCCTTAAACAGTCTGAAGGGATAGCATACTCGTAAGTATACCCAAAAGCAGGAGTAGAACTTAGCTGAGCAAAAGATGCCCTTGTAATAGCAAAGTTCCAAGGGTGACTTCTCAGCACTTCATCTCTAACCTTACTATATTGCTCATTACATAACTGAGCACGTTTGTTCGTTTCAGTTAAAGAGTTTATTCTTTCTGCGCCTATTTTAATAAGCGCACTATTACATATTGACGTTTCAGTAGTCGTTAAAGACATAGTACACCCTTAAAAAGAAAGGGGCCGAAGCCCCTATCATTTATTCGATTACGTAAAGAACTACTAGTTCAATATCACCTGATGTAGCATCAGCAGCACCTGCTCCAGGTACAATCTGAACTTCTACTTCAGCGTCAAACTTTTTCAAATGCCCTGGCACGGAAGCACCATTAGCTACCATACCCTTACATGCTGCTGCTGCGTGAACAGCAAGTTCATTGAAAAACCCATCAGCATCAGCCCCCTCAACAGCATCAGAAGAAGCCGCCCAACCAATGTCGAGGGTACCATCTGAGTTAGAATCGAGGTCAGCAAACTTACAAATAACGTCTAGTACTCTAGCCCCTTTAGGAATCTTCATCATATGAAGAACGTCACCTGCGATCGCTTCAGAAAGTGAAATTTTATCGTAAGCTACTCTTAACCTACCAGCTTGTTCACCAATAGGAATCATTTCCGATGGAACATTCTGATATTGTTTGGTGTTATTTACACCGTAAAAACTTGCCATTATTTACCCCCTATTCGTTACAAGCAATCTCTACTACTTTGTTCTCTTCCATTCTGGTAGCACCAATCCCCATGCAAGCATAGACCTGAGTAGAGTAAGACTTGTCTGCTCTCTCAGAAATTTTACCAGTAACGTCTTTAGCAGTAGCAAGAAGTAGTCCGTCTTGCGCCCAGGCAAAACATCTTCTAGCGCCAGCATCAAAAGTTTGTGAACCAGTACCATAAGTACCGTCAGCTCTGTTATAAGAAAACGCATCGGCTATAGTACCAAGTCTTTCAGTTCGGATAAATTTGAAACCTAGGAAGGTATCAATCTCACCTTGAACCAAAGCTTTAACAGTGTTGAAGTCAGAACTTGTAATAGACGTTTCACCAAGTAAAGCGTTTAGCTGAGAAGAACCGATTGCGATGTATCGTGGAATAGATTCATCAACATCGTTAGCGTCAAACTTTTCCTTAACTTTTCTAAGAGTTTGGAGGTTTAGGTTGTTACCTGTAGCAGTTGTACCGTCAAAGGCAGCTACTTTGTTAGCAGCAGCTAGAGTAACTGTAGAAGATCCTTCTTCTCCGCCATAAGCGTTGCCAAGAGCATTCTCGATGATAACGTCATCTTTAGCTCTACCTAAAGCCCACATAGCAGCTTGAGCATATTGTGATGTAGGATCGATCAACATTCTGAGCTTGTCAGCATCGTCAATTAGATCGGCCCATTCGTAATCAACTAGAGTAACTCTACGTCTACTATGGGGAGTGTCGATCTGAGGAGTATCAGCATGTCGTGATACTTTTTTCTGGGCCGTTACTGCTCCAATTCTATCATAGAAAGCAGACTTACCACGCTGACTCTCATTTCTTACGAAAGGGGAAAGTCTAGAACCTTTTTGTTGTGAAAGATGAAAAACGTTTGCGCTAAATTGCTTCACAAACGCTGTAGTAATTTCAGAACTCATTGTTATCTCCATTACTAAAAATTAATATTAAATGTTGTTTTGGTGAATTGCCCTGAAATCACAGGATTCTGATCGAGCACCTTTTGCGAGGTCGATTATGATTATCTCATGCTCAATTTATATAATAACTAAAATCGGGGTAGCGTCAAGCTAAATGCTCAAAAAGCTTGCTTACATCATTAACAGCATTTGAGTGATTCGGGTGGTGCCTGTCATGATAAGCGTGTTTAGTATCGGCCATAATAGAATTAATTTGCGCCTGCGCATCCTGAGGAGTA